CACCTGCCGGGCGCCGTCGGGGTGGTTGTCCCCGCGGAGCGCCCCGGCCGGCCACAACAGCACGGAGGGGGCCGGAAGGGGGCCGCGCCGCTGGCAAGACTGGAAGGCCGACGCCGGCTTCATCGACAACACGGGAGGCTTCGGCGCGGGGTGGCTCGACCAGCTTCACACCATGGGCTGCGACATCACGGGCGTCGAGTTTGCCGGCCGGGCGACCGACCCGCGCTACGGGAACAAGCGGTCCGAGATGTGGCACCTGATGGCCGAGGCGATCAAGGCCGGCTGCGCGCTGCCGCAGGACGCCTCGCTGTCGTCCGAGCTCACCGAGGTGCGCTACTTCCACAGGGGCGACCAGCTCATGCTCGAGCCGAAGGACGAAGTGCGCAAGCGCCTGGGGCGCAGCCCGGACCGGGCGGACAGCTTGGCGCTGACCTGGGCGTTCCCGGTCGCAGCACCGAAGGCCGGCGGTGGGACGCGCCGGGCGCCGCCGAAGGCGAGGACGGACCGCGATCCGTACTACGAGCCGTGAGCCGACCCGTCTGGAAGCGCGAGCGCGGCCGCCGGGCCTGGGAGGGCCGGATGTCGTGGGAGCCGGACGACTCCGGCGCGCTGCCCCCGCTGATGGGCGTGGTGGTGGCGTCGAGCTACGGCTTCGATTGGTCGGCCATGGGCGTGGCCGGCTGGCGCGTCTCGCTGGACGACGCGCTGGCTGCGGCGAGCGCGGCGCTTGGGGTGCGGTTGTGATCGTGCGCCCCGCGACCGAGGCCGACATGGCCGCCATCCTCGAGCTGGGCCGGGCGATGGCTGCCGAGTCGCCGCGGTGGGCGGCGATGCCCTACTCCACCGAGAAGGTTGCGGTGGTCAGCCGGAGGTCGATCGAGCAGGGCGGCGCGTTCGCGGCCGTGCACGAGCGAGAACCGGGCGACGAGGGCGTCGTGGGTGTGCTCGTGGGGATCATGGCGCAGCACTGGTTCTCGACGACCTGGTACGCCGGAACGCTGGCGGTCTACGTCATGCCGGCCTTCCGAGGCGGCGTCGCCTTCCGACTGCTGATGGGCGAGTTCGAGCGGTGGGGTGCGTCGCGCGGCGCGAGCGAGCTGTGCGTCGGCGTGCACACCGGCCAAGCCGACGAGCGAGTCGCCCGCGCCTACCGTGCCCACGGCTACCTCGACGCAGGCGTGAACCTGGTCAAACCGGTTGATCCAGTGCGCGCTGACGGTTAGAGGGACGCATCCACCCGGAGAGCGAGCATGGGCGGCGGCGGCGGACTGATCGGCGGACTCCTCGATGTGATCGGCCTCGGGCCTGGCAAGCCACCCAAGGTGCCTGCGCTGCCACCCCCTCCGACGCTGGACGAGAAGAAGGCCAAGACCGCCGGGGCCGCGTCGGCCATCAAGAAGAAGAAGATGGCCGCGGCCGCCTACGGCAGTCTCGACACGATCGTCGCCGGCAACCTGGGGTCAGTGGGGGCGTCCAACCTGCAGACGAGCACGCTGCTGGGGAGCGCATAGCCGATGGCGGGCGCCAACGGCCGCATGAGCTACGCGCCCGACGCCCAGGTCGTCACCGACGACCGGACGCGCCTGCAGCGGTACAACGAGCGTTTCGACCAGGCGTGGTCGGCACGGAGGTCGTTCGAGGCCAGGTGGCGGACCTTGGGCGAGTACTACCTGCCGACCAGGCCGCGGTTCTCGATTTCGGACAGCAACAAGGGCGACCGCAGCAACAACAAGATTCTGGACCCGACTGGCACGCAGTCGGTCGAGATTGCCACCGCCGGCCTACTGGCGATGATGGCCTCACCGGCCCGCCCCTGGTTCGTGTACGGGCTCCCGCTGTCCCGCACCGAGCGCAGCACCGGAATCAATCGCTGGCTGACGGCCGCCCGCGACGAGACGCTCAACGTGCTCGAGCGCAGCAACTTCTACACGGCGCTGGCCGAGCTCATCCGAGACGAGCTGATCTTCGCCACCGGCGCCATGGCGATCTACGACGACTGGCAGCGGATCGTTCGGTGCCACACGTTCCCCGTCGGCAGCTTCGCGATCGACCAGGACTCGATGGGCCGCGTGGACTACTTCTGCCGCGAGGTCACGATGTCGGTGCGCCAGGTCGTCCAGACCTACGGATTCGACAACTGCTCGCGCCAGGTGCAGCTCGACTTCATGCAGAAGGGGCAGAACAACGCCGTCGTCGTGCGCAGCCACATCCAGCGCAACGAGAGCCCGGACGAGGGCCGTGCGCGGTACGACGCCAAGTACCTGCCCTGGTCTGAGTGCATCTGGGAGAAGCAGGCGACCGCGGCCGTGCTGCCCGAGCAGGAGAAGTTCCTGCGCGAGTCGGGCTTCCACGAGTTCCCGATCATCGTGGGCCGCTGGCAGCGCAACGACGAGGACACCTACGGCACCGGCTCGCCAGGCATCACCGCGCTGGGCACCGTGAAGATGCTCCAGGCGATGTCGCGCGACTACCTGAACGCGCTCAAGAAGTCGATCGACCCGCCGCTGGTCGGCGGCACGTCGTTCCTGAATCGGCCGGTGTCGCTGATCCACGGCGAGGTCACGGTCGAGGACGAGACCCAGGGCAAGGGGCTGCGCCCGATCCACGAGGTTCGGACGCCGTTCGGGGAGGTCACGGCCGAGATCGAGCGCCGCCGGCTGGAGGTCGAGAACATCTTCATGGTCCGGCTGTTCCTGATGTGGACCACGGACACGCGGGCGCAACCGCCGACAGCGGCCGAGGTCTACGCGCGGGACCGCGAGAAGCTCATCCTCGGCCCGACGCAGGAGCGTCACGGCGACGAGGTGCTGGGCAAGGCGATCGAGCGCGTGCTCAACATCATGATCCGCCGGTCGCAGCCAGCCTGGTCGGTGGGCGAGGACGGCATCATCCCGACGGTGCCGGACGAGCTCGAGGGCGCCGACGTACGACCCGAGTACATCTCGGAGGCGGCCACGGCGCAGAAGGTCGTGGGCATCAGCGCGATCGAGCGTCACGCTGGGTTCGGGGCGCAGCAGGCGCAGTTCTTCGGCCCGTCGATCCTGGACAACATCAACGGCGACAAGATGATGGCCGCGCATGCCGACATGCTCTCGGTGCCGCCCGATGTGTCCACGTCGGAGTCGGAGCGGGCCGAGCTGCGCGAGCAGCGGCGCAAGGCCGAGGCCGCGCAGCGTGCTGCCGAGGCGCTGCCGGCGATGGCGAAGGCCGCGAAGGACCTGGGGACGACCCCCATGGACGAGGACACGGCGCTGACGAGCCTGGTTGGAGGCGGATCGTGAGCAACAACGGACGGCCACATCTGATACCCGGCGCGCCGAAGCCGTTGCCGCCCGAGGCGCGTGGCGGGATCGTGCTGCCGACGCCGAGCGACGAGAGGAAGCTGCTCAACGAGGTCCTGCAGGCCGGGCACGCGATGGCGACCTGGCCGAACGTGGCCGGGATGCTGCCGCTGGCGATCGACTCGAGCAAGGCGCAGCCGTCATGGCAACGGGCCGCGATCCTCTGCACGCTCGTTGCGCTGGCTGAGTGCCAGGCCAAGATTCAGGAGGCTCTGACGACCGCAGAGAGCGGCCGGCGCCAGATGCTCGCCGGCAAGCCGGAGACCGCAACGGAACCGCAGGCAGAACGCGCCCCAACGTGTGCGGGAGAGGTCGCTTCCGCCGAGCGCCTGGCGAAGCTGGCCTCACTCGACCCCATCCCCGAGCCGGCCGCGGTTGCTCCGCTGACCGAGCTGAAGCCACAGGAGAACCATGGCAGCGAACGCAACCAAGGGTGAGCTGGCCTTCGGCGCCATCGCCGCCAACCCGACCTGGACGACCCTGCTCGCGCAGCCGACGGGCGGCTTGGGCTGGGTGTTCCTGATGATCGAGAACGGCACCGACAAGCGACTCGACATCAGCTTCGACGCGAGCACCGAGCACGACAGCATCGCGGCAGGCGCCGCGCGCACCTTCGACTACCCGTGGAACGCGGCGCAGCAGGGCACGCTGAGCATTCGACCGGAGTCGGGCAGCGCGGCCAGCGGAAGCGTCTACGCAGCCGGGCGCGTCCTGTGAGCAACTACGCGCTACCGCTATCCGCCCTGGCGATTCCTGACGGGGCGATCACGCAGGCCGACCTGGCAACCAAGGTTCCGTGGACGCACGGATTCAGTGGGGTCGGGGCGTCACTCGGGCTATCGACCACCGACACGTTCGTGCTCGGGCACGCCAGCGTAGGTATCGGCTTCATCCCTGGCAGAGCGCTGAATGTCACGCGGCTTGCCATCCAGGCGACGAGCAGCGGGATTGCCGGCGGCCCCATGAACATCATCGCGCAGCTCCGCAAGAACACCAACGTGGGGACGGCAGCCGACATCATCGTGGCGACGCTCAGCGCGCTCAACTCCAACACCGGCATCTCATGGGAATCGACCACGATCCAGGACGTGGCGAGCATGAACGGCACCACGGACTACTACACGCTCGCGCTGCGCACGAGCACCGGGACCGTATCCCTGCTGGGCGCGCAGTTCTTGATTGAGGGTCTGCTGGTCTGATGGGTGACAGCCAGCGGAAGCCACCGCTCACCACCGCGCAGCGGGCCGAGATCAAGCGGCGCGCCCGGTTCGACGCCGACACGTCCTGGGTGCTGTCCGATCCTCGCGGACGACGGTTCGTGGAGGAGCTGCGCGTCGCGTCCGGCCTCAACGAGCAGTTCGTACCGGGGCCGATGCTGGAGTACCGGATCGGGCGCCGATCTCTGGGCCTCGACATCACGGCGCAGGTGCGGCGCGTCGGTGAGCCGGACATCCTCATGCTCATGGAGGTTGAGCGAGACCAGGCGGTCAAGAGCGAGGCGCGTATCGCCAGGTCGGAGACGCCGCCGATAACGGACGCCCTGGACGACATCGAGGGGGCTGTGTGACCCGGACGATCCGGCTCGCCGCCGATGGGTCGTACCTGCGGCTGCCGACTGACGACGATGGCGCCGCCACGAAGCGCGTGACATCGAGGCTTTCGGACGACCTGTTCGTGAGGTTGTCCCGCGCCGCCATGCTGGCCGGTCTTACGCCCAGCACCCTGGCCGCGCAGATTCTACGAAAGCACTTGACTGGGGTGCCGCTGACGGTTCCAGGTTCGGTCCATGAGCCCTCCGGGCACCGAAGTCGCTGAGGAGCCGGTTGCGCCTGTCGCGCAGCCAGCAGCGTCGGTAGCGCCGACTGCTGCCGCGCCACAGGCCGAGCCTGTCGCCGCGCCAGTCGCGCCGATCGCGCTGACGGCGCCCGAAGGCGCACAGGTTGACCCCTCCTACTTGGCGCTGGTCACCGAGCGCGCGAAATCGCTGGGACTCGACGGCACTGGCGCGCAGAAGATGCTCGAGGCCGAGCTGGCACACAAGACGCAGCAGGTCGCGGCGTGGGGTGCAGAGATTCAGGCAGACCCCGAGTTCGCTGGTGGCAAGCTCGAGGAGGCGCGGCAACACGCGCGCCTGGCAGTCGAGCGCATCTGGGGCGCGCCGTTCCTCGACGTGCTCGACAAGTCCGGCCTCGGCAACTACCCGGCCTTCTTCAAGGGTCTCGCCAAGTTCGGCAAGACGCTGGGCGAGCCGAACGCACCCACGATCGGCGCACCCACGAAGCGCACGCGCAAGTTCCCCAACTCAACGTCCATGTACAAGGACTCGGAGTAGCAACCCATGGCGACGCTAGGCACCGACATTCTGACGATGGCGGAGTTCAGCAAGCGCACCGATCCCGACGGGACGCCCGCGCAGATGGCCAATGTGCTCACGCAGGAGTGCCCGTTCCTGAAGGACGCGCCGATCCTGCCCAGCAACATGATCGCCAGCCACCGCAGCACCGTGGTCACCGGCCTGCCCGTCGCCAACCGGCGCCGTCTGAACGCCGGCACGCCGGCCAGCCGCGGCACGACCGCGCAGGTGACGGACAGCATCACGATGTACGACTCCTGGAGCGTGATCGACGCCAAGGAGCTCGAGATCGTGGGCGACGCCGAGACGCACAGGAGCAACGAGATCGACCTGCACATGGAGTCGATCGCGCAGCTCGTGGACGACGACATCGTGTACGGCAGCGAGACGGACAGCGACCTGGAGTTCAACGGCTTCATGTCGCGCCCGTCCCTGAACGCGCTCTCGAGCAAGCAGGTCATCAATGCCGGTGGCTCCGGCTCGGACAACGCGAGCGTGCTGCTCGTCGGCTGGTCGCCGCAGAAGGTCTACCTGGTCTACCCCAAGAACAGCCCCTACGTCGGCATCAAGCACAAGGACTGGGACGCCGAGCCGGTCATGGAGGGCACGACCGACATCGCGGCCTCCACGATGGAGGCGTACCGCGACCACCTGTGCGTGGAGCTGGGACTGGTCGTCAAGGACGAGCGGTTCGTCTCGCGCGTGGCGAACATCGACATGTCGGACCTGACCACGTTCGGCGGACAGCAGGCGTTGACCGATCTGGACCAGGAGATCGTGCCCGCGATGATCCGGGCGACGCACCGCATCCACTCGCTGACCAACTGCCGGCCGGTGTTCTACATGCCGCGGTCGGTGTACGAGTTCCTCGACATCCACTACGTCGCGCGCACCGGCGTCAACGTGTTCAAGTACTCGGACGTGGCGGGCGAGAAGATCGCCACCTTCCGCAACATCCCGGTGCGCATCTCCGACCGCATGATCTACGCCGAGCCGGCGGTGGCCTGACCCCCTGAGCCCCTGACAGAAGGACGCAACCAACATGGCGATCTTGGACAAGGAGCTGCTGTTCACGGGAACGGCGGCGGCGCCGGACCAGGCGATCACCGCGACGGCCATCTCGACCAACGTGTACGACACGGGGCCGCTGGCAACCGGAAACGCCGGCATCGACTGGGGCGTGGGCATGCCGCTCGAGTTCTCGGTGCTGTGCATCGTCGCCATGACCGATGCCGGTTCCGACTCCACGGTCACGGTCACGGTCGAGACGGACGACAACGCCGCGCTCACATCGGCCACGGTGATCGAGACGTTCCCGGTGTTCGCGGCCCTGGCCGCCATCGGCGCGCGCCGTCGCCTCACGGTGAACATCGGCCTGGCCTGGGAGCGGTTCATTGGCCTGCGCTTCACCGTCGCCAACGGCAACCTCTCGACCGGCAGCTTCCGCGGCTGGGCGGCCCCGCTGGGTCACAACAGCGCGCTCAAGAAGTTCGCCATCGGCAGCAACTTCTTCTAGCCATGAGGTTTCGCGCTCACGAGATTCCGAACCGGCCCTGGACTGGCATCACGGTCAAGAAGGACGACCAGCACGCCATCGTCAAGGACGGGAAGGTCACCTACGGCTACGGCAAGGTCTTCCCGAACGAGGAGTTCGAGTTGGACCGCCGATTCTGGCACGACCCTCCGCGCTGGGCCGATCCGGTGGACGACGAGGCGAAGGCGCTGATGGTGAAGGTCACCGCGGAGCGCGAGGCGCGCCGGGCCGAGAAGGAGGCGGAGGCCGAGGTCGCCAGCGCGACGATGGAGGTCGTGGCCGAGGCGACGAAGAACGCGCGCAAGAAGCGCATGGGCGCGAAGCACGCCAACACCGCGAGGCCGCGCCAGCCGGAGCCATCGGAGGCGTGAGCCGCGCAGACTGAGGAAGCCCGATGGCATGGACCGAGATCAAGGTGTGCAACATCGCTCTCGGCCGCATCGGTGTGATGCGTCAGCTCACGTCGGTTGATGACACGGTTGCCAGCCTCGGTGACGACACCGACGAGGAGCGCGCCGCCACGCTGCTGTACGAGGCCGTGCGCGACAGCCTTCTCGAAGGCTTCCCGTGGGCGCGCGCGGTTACGCATGTTGCCCTCGCTCAGGTGAGCGACGGCACCGGCCAGGTCTGGGAGGACCTGTGGGACGCGGCCTACACCTACCCGGCAGACGCCCTGCTCATCCGCGGCTTCATCTCGCCCGTGGGCAGCAGTGCACCGGTGATCGGACAGCTCCAGTACGAGTGGCAGTCGGCGCCGACTCGCTGGGCCATCGGGACGCACGGCGGCCTGCCGGTCATCTTCGCCAACGTCCAGGAGTCGGAGGCGAACGTCGAGTACATCCGCAAGAACACAGACCCCGACGAGCTGGGCCACAACTTCAACATGGCCCTGTCCTGGGCGCTGGCCGCGGAGTTCTCCCTGGCCCTGCAGGCTGATGCGAGCAAGTCGGCCATGGCGCAGCGAATGGCGCTGCTGTGGTCCAGCATCGCTTTCCGCGTCTCCGGCAACGAGCAGAACAAGGGGCAGCAGCCCGACGGGGATTGGGTGTCGGTGAGGGCGCACTGATGCCCTCCGTGATGCAGCGGTCGTTCTCGGGCGGCGAGCTGGCGCCGTCGCTGGCTGCACGCGCTGACCAGTCCAAGTACTCGACGGGCGCCGCGCTGATCCTCAACTTTCAGGTCATGCGCCACGGGGGACTCACGACCAGACCGAGTCTCGAGTGGGTCGTGGCGACCAAGAACAACAACGTCTACGCCAAGCTGTTCACCTTCATCTTCAGCGACGAGCAGAGCTACGCGCTCGAGATCGGATTCGACGCCGACTACCTCACGGGTTTCGGAGCATCGGCGCCGACCGGCTACATGCGCGTGGTGCGCGACGGAGGACAGATTGTCGTGCCGGCGCAGGCGGCGTGGGATGTGGGCCACGGTGTCTACAGCTTGTCCGACCTGGTGA